ATTTCAAATCGTGCATTTACTCGTTCCTTTACTGTATCTGATGATGTGGTAGTTAAAGGTGCAACCTTTGAAAATGGGTTGTTAAATGTTCAACTTGAAAGAATCATCCCAGAGGAAAAGAAACCTCGTCTGATTAAAATCAAGTAAAACAATAAATGTAAGAGGGGAAAAATGTATTGACATCTTCCCCTCTTTATGATATGATATGCAATATCACATAATGTGATACTTTAAATAATGGAGATACAATGGCTAGAAAAGCACAAACTAAAAAAGCAAAAGTTCTAAACCTTCTTTCAAGTGGTAAAAATATTACTTGGAAAACTCTAAGAACTAAATTTGATTTGACTTCCCCAAGAGCAATGATTGATACACTTAGAAATGAGGGTAATTGCATTTACACTAATACTGTAGATGGAACTACTGCTTATCGTCTAGGTGAACCATCAAAGGCGATTATCGCTGCCGGACTGAAGGCGTTTGAGGGTGATTACTCATACGAGACTCGTTACTCTAACTAAGTCTCTACTTTGGATGGGGGGATTACCCCCCATCACTATTATAGGATGTAAATTGTGAAAAAGATTGACTACAAATATTCAGAGGATAGAATCCTCAAAGAGTTGCAAGAGTATATTGATAAAACTTACTCTGCACACTATTCCCACAATAGATTTCAAGCAACAGAATTCATCATGGACTCGGGCCATGGAGAAGGTTTCTGTATCGGTAACATTTTAAAATATAGTCAACGATACGGAAAAAAGGATGGCAAGAACAGAAATGACTTGCTAAAGGTGATCCATTATGGTATAATGGCACTTCATAATCACGATACAATGGAGAATAATTGATATGAATCTTAGTAATGATACCAGAGATGTTTTGAAAAACTTCTCAACCATTAACCAGAATCTTCTGGTAAAAAGTGGAAACACAATTAACACAATGTCTGCGATGAAAAATATCGTTGCCAAGGCGACTATCCCAGATACTTTTAATAACGAGTTTGCAATCTACGACTTGAATGAATTTTTGTCTGCACTCTCTCTTTTCAAAAAACCCAGTTTAGAATTCAAGGATATGTCAGTAAAATTGAATGAAGAGGGTGGTGGTAGTTCAGTGAACTACTTCTTTAGTGACCCATCTATCGTGACTGCTCCCAAAACAGAAATCACAATGCCTAGTGTTGATGTAGAGTTTACCTTTACAAAAGATACTTTTGACCAAATTCAAAAGGCCTCTGCGGTTCTTGGTGTTCCAGATGTGGTTCTAAAAGGAACTACTGGTGGAGATATTGTTCTTACTGTAACTGATCGTAAGAATGACACCTCAAACGACTTTGCAATTAAGGTTGGGGACAATGCACCATCTGACTTCACATATTTCTTTAAGGTTGAAAACCTAAAACTTCTTGCTGGTGACTACAAGGTAGAAGTATCTTCAAAGGGCATTTCGCATTTTACTAATGTGAATAAGTCGATTGAATACTTCATTGCTCTTGAAGCAGCATAATGTATCATAAACAAGTCATTAAATCACTTAATGACTCATATATGAAACATTAAACTAGAAGGAATATATTATGAATGATGTGATGCTTTGGGTGGAGAAATATCGTCCATCTAAAATCAGTGATTGTGTTCTCACTGATGATTTAAAAACAACTTTCCAGACCTTTGTAGATGAAGGACACATTCCAAATCTTCTTCTCTCTGGTGGGCCTGGAGTGGGTAAGACCACAGTTGCAAAGGCAATGCTTGAGGAACTTGGCGCCACCTATATGATGATTAACGGTTCTGAAGAATCAGGCATTGATGTTCTCAGAAACAAGATTAAGAACTTTGCGTCTACTGTCTCTATGGATGGTAATCGTAAGTTCGTGATTTTGGATGAGGCAGATTATTTGAACCCACAATCTACACAGCCTGCTCTGCGTGGATTCATGGAAGAATTCCATAAGAATTGTGGTTTCATTCTGACCTGTAACTTCAAGAACCGTCTTGATCTTGCTCAAAGACAAAATTTGGGATGGTTAAGTAAAACTGCAATTGAAAAAGTTGCCGAAACTTTAAGTATGTCTTACATTCGTGTTTTAGAAGTAGCTACGTTTTATTCTATGTTTAATCTCGAGCCTGTAGGTGAAAACTTTGTTCAAATCTGCAGAACTACACCTTGCTGGTTAAGAGGTAGTGATAAACTTGTTGAGATAGCTAAAGAGGTTTCAAATACTAAACTAGGTGAAACTTCTGATGATAAAAAATTTACTATTGTTGAGGTTGAGTGTTTAGGTGCTTGTTGTAATGCGCCCATGGTTCAAATAAACGATGATTATTATGAAGATCTTGAT